CTGGAGACCACCCTTATGAATTTGCACCGCAAGTTGACTATGATACTCAATTTGAAAAGTCAATGATAGATCCTCTTAATAGAGTTCTTGTAGCATGCGGCTTACAAACACTAGATACAAACTTAATCTATGCTTCGGCACTATTTTAAAATAAAAATAATTATGACAACACCAACATTTTACGAAACAATTAAATCTCTTCATAAAGAACTTCCTAATAATATGGAATTTGGGGAGCAAGTTAGAAGTTTGATATGGAAAATAGAAGAGGCTAATCAGCCGGATCCTAATCAATTAAAAATAGAATTTCCAGAATAAGATATGGATATTAATATGACACCAGAACAGGCAGCACATATAGAGAAATATAAAACTCTTTATGTGAAATTGTCTGTTATAGAAAATAATATGGCCGAATTAAAAGAAGAGGCTAATAAGCTTTTAGCAGAACTAGAAGTCTTACGAACTGAAGAAGAGAAACTTTTTGAAAAATAATCATACAATATTATGGCAAAAACAAAAAAACAATTTAGCTTTGACGATATTAACGCAGAGCTAGCTAATTTAAACCCATTGGGATCTGTAATGGATCAATCAACATTTAGTGAAGTTACAGAGTGGATTGACACTGGTAATTATCACTTAAATGCATGTGTTAGTGGTTCACTTTTTGGTGGATGGCCAAACAATAGATCTTGTTCGATTGCTGGACCTTCTGGAACTGGAAAAACTTATTTAATTCTAAACTCTGTTAAGAGAGCAATTGACATGGGCTATAATGTAATCTTTTATGATTCTGAGGCAGCTGTTGATAAAACATTAATGGAAAAGTTTGGTATTGATACTAAGAAAGTTAATTACCAACCATGTAATACTGTACAAGAGTTTAGAACTTCTGTTACTACAATTACTGGAAAGATGCAAGATGTAAAAAGAGCTGGTGGTGAAGTACCTAAGGTTATGATTATCTTAGATTCTGCTGGTAACTTAGCAACTGCAAAAGAGATTGATGATGCAAGAACTGGATCTGAAAAATCAGATATGACACGTTCTAAGATTCTTAAGTCTATCTTTAGAATTATTATGACGCCATTGGCTGATTTAAAAATTCCATTCTTATTTACTAACCACACATACCAGACTCAAGATTTTATTTCAAGACAAGTTGCTGGTGGTGGAACTGGACCAGAATATGCAGCATCAATTGTTTTATTCTTAGGTAAAGCACAACTTAAAGAAGGTGGAGAAAAGGCTGGTATTATTGTAAATGCAAAACCAAACAAGAATAGATTTGCAAAACCACATCCTATTAAATTCCACTTGCACTTTAGCGAAGGTATGAACAAGTATGTTGGATTAGAACAGTATATTGACTGGGAAGATATTGGTATTACTAGAGGTAAAATTGAAAAGGGTGTTAAAATTCCAAAGGCAACAGCAAGAGGCTGGATTTGTAAACACATAGATGAAGTTGTATCAAATAAAGAATTCTTTAGTGAAAAAGTATTTACGCAAGAAATTCTAGAAAAAATCGATAAAAAAGTTTATGACTTATTTAACTATAATACAAGTACAGAGCTTAATGTTGATGAATTAATGAGCGCAACAGATGAAGATTAATGAGGATAATACTCCAATAAAGTATATTCTCGGCATAGAAAAAGATCTTCCAGGATATCCGACCGGATTTGATATTGTCTATAATGAAGTAAGAATGTGTGAGCGTAGCCCTGACAGATATAAGGGTAGCTTTACACTTCATGCTTTAAAGACATATAGATTCCCTGAAACAGAACAACCACATTTATTAGAATCTTTAAAAGACTTAAAAAACTTAGGTCTATTAGAACAAACTAATAATGAAGAAGGTAAAGAAGCATATAAAATTTTAATAAACCCATTTGAATGATAATAGTAATAGATAACTTTGTAAAGGATAGAGTACTTCTTGATAAGATCCAAAATGACTCTAATTTTTTTAATGATCCAGGTGAATATTACTGGTGGGATGGTTGGTGGAATAGTCCGACAAACTCAGTTAAAAAAGAACTTATAGAATATATTTGGGCAGAAAACTGTCCTATAAATGAAATATTTACAATAGAAGGTTTTGAGTATTGGACTGGCATTCAGTCTTCAGTAGATGATGGTTTTAATAATAAGCTTGAGCTACATATTGATAAAGATGAAGAATTAATGAAAGCTACTGGCGAATTGTCAACACCAGACATCGGCACAGTTTATTATCCGGAGCAAGACTTATTTGAAGGTGGAATGCTAGAAATTTATTCACATGGCCCAGACAAAGATCCAGAAAGAATATATGCAAGGCCTAATAGATTAGTTATTTTCGATGCTGGTAAATATTATCATAGAGTAAGTAATGTTACTAGTGGTGTTAGAAAGGCTATTGCAATTAATCTTTGGTCTACGGAACCTACCGGTAAACAAAGTGGTTCATTTAGCATAGAACCTTAAAATAATATATATGCAATTCGGACAAGATTTTGAGAAAATATTCTTTAGACTTTCTTTACAAAAGCCTAAATACCTACAAGCAATTAAAAGTGGATATTATACGTCCGAAGAGATTGATGTGCTTAGTCACTTGGCTAATAAATTCTATACTAAGTTTAATGAGACTCCAACACAAGAGCAAATTAAGCTACTAGTAAGCCACTCTAATAAAGCTAAAGATAAAGTCACTGATAATATATTGGATATGTTATTCCAAGTAGACTTAGATCAGTATGACGAAGAATGGTTAACTAGTACTGCAGAATCATGGATTAAATGGAGAACTTTCGATACGTCTCTATTTGATACTATTGAGTATATTAAAACTACACAAGTAACTCCAGAAAATGCAGACTCAGTTATACAAAAGGTTAAGGGTTTAATTAATGATAGAAATAATCTAACATTTAATTCAGATCTAGGGCTTAACTTTTTTGAGGTAGACTCACATGATCAGAAAGAATCCGAAAAGGTAAGTACCGGATATAACTTTTTAGATAGACTACTTGGAGGTGGTTATGATAAAGGTGGTAATTTAATTGTATATGCTGGTGAACAAAACATTGGTAAGTCTATTTACTTAGCAAATGATGCTGCTAACTTTGTAAAAATGGGTACAAATACTGTAGTTATTACTGCAGAAATGGCTGCTCATAAGTTTGTAAAACGTATTGGTTCTAATCTACTTAGTATTAATATTAATGACTATGCTGAAAAGGCTAAAAATAAAGAACATGTACAACGTAGACTAGAAGCAGTCGGTGATGGATTTACACCACCTGGTGAATTGTTTGTTAAACAGTTTCCAACATCACAGGCTACTGTGTTAGATATTGAAGCTTATGTTAGTCAAATAGAAGAAGAAAGACAAATTAAAGTAGGAGCTGTAGTAATTGACTATATTAACATTTTAGCTAATTATAGAAATCAAAATACAGAAAACACTTATATGAAAATTAAGCAAATTGCTGAAGACCTTCGAGCAATGGGCATACGTAATAATTGGTTAATTGTTACTGCAACTCAAATCACAAGAAATGGTTATAATTCATCCGATATTGGAATGACAGATATTGCAGAATCTGCAGGTCTTTCACATACAGCAGATGTTATGTTAGGTATTATTCAAGATGATTTAATGAGAGCTAACGCAGAATATTGGCTTAAATTATTAAAGATTAGAGATGGTGAAGGTAAAGGAACTAAGTGTAAATTAGACATTGATTGGAATTATATGCGTTTAATAGAAACGGATGATATAACTAACTCAAATCTACATAGCATATAATAAAAATAAAAACATGGCAAAAAACGATAAAATATTTAATAATAATTTTGATTCTCCAGACTTTGAATTAAATGGCACTATAAAATTTGACTTAGATCCATCATTAGACGATGGCTTACATGAAGAAGAACGAATTCATTTTGAAATGATAGCAAGATGGATCCATGAATTAATTGAAGGCTCTAGGTTTAGTAAATTTAATAAAGTAGATGATTTAGGCAGATGTACTAAATTAAAGAAAGCAGATATTAATGAAGTTTACGGATTTATAGTAGATGAAATGGTTGCTAAATACAGTAGAATAGATTTATTTAGTGAGCTTTGTGTTTATTTTGATATTAAAGCAGATAAGTTCTATAGCTCATTATCAAATGTTTATAAAGAAGATCTTATTCAAGAGCTTGATATACGTACTGGAATATTAGATAGAAAAAATATTAAAAAATTATTTTAGAATGATTGAATCTAAAACTATTAAAGCTGGTGCAAATAGGGTTTGGGTATTAGGAGATTTACATTTTGGAGTTAGAGCTAATTCAGTAGAATGGCTTAATATTCAAAAAGAATTCTTTGAAAAAGTATTTATACCAACATTAAAAAAGCACGTAAAACCTGGAGATGTCTTAGTTCAAGTAGGAGATACTTTTGATAATAGACAATCTATTAATATTAAGGTTTTAAATTATGCTGTAAATCTTTTTGAAAGGCTGGGTAAAATACTTCCAGTTCATATTATCTGTGGTAACCACGATATATGGGCTAAGAAAAGTAATGAGATTACTTCTATTGATAGTCTTAAGTGGATCCCAAATGTACAGATCTATAAAGAGCCTAAATTAATGAAATGGTCTAATCGTAATATTTTGATGATGCCATGGAGAAGAGACGCAGAACATGAAGCTGAAACTTTAGCAGACTTTCCAACAGCAGATATAGTATTTTGTCATTCTGAAGTAAGAGGTATTTACCTTAATGCTAAGGTTAAGAATGAACATGGTACTGACTCTAATATTTATGATAAGTATACAAGAGTTTATAGTGGACATATTCACTTTAGACAAGAACGTGGTAAATTATTAATGGTTGGAGTTCCTTATCAATTAACTAGATCAGACTCTAATAATGCAAAGGGATTTGATCTTGTCGACTTAGAGGACATGTCAGAGACCTTCTTTGAAAACCATATATCACCTAAGTTTTTAAAATATAATGTCACACAGCTATTTGATATCACATTAGGATCGTTTAAATCACAGATAGAAAATAATTTTGTAGATCTCTATGTACCTAGTCAAATAGCAACATCAAATGCTCTTTCAAAGCTTATTAATAAAATTCAACATATTAGTAGAAAGCTAGAACCTAATATTTACCAAGAGGATAATTATATTGATAAAGATTTTCACGACATAGACGAGATAGAAGAAATGTATAAGAATTACAATATTCTTAATCTTTGTAATATGTATGTTGATGGTATTGGCGATGATGATGAAATGAAACAAAAGGTTAAGGCTAAGTTACAACAACTATACACATTATGTGCATATAATTATGATACCGACAAATGAGAATAGATTATATTGAATTTAAGAACTTTGCATCTTACGGAAATAAAGTACAACGTTTAGAATTTGACCAAGATCAATCCGAGTTGTTTTTAACATTAGGTAAGAATGGTGATGGTAAAACCACTATTGCAAATGCAATTATTTATGGGTTATATGGAAAGGTAGAAGGTGTAAAGCTTTCTGACCTGCCGAATAGGATTAATAAAGATCTACTTGTAAAAATAGGTATTCAATGTGGTACTATGAAAATCGATATTGAAAGAGGACTTATGCCAAATAAGTTTTCTGTTATGATTAATGGTATTGAATTTGATAAGGCTGGTAAAAAATCGGTACAAGACTATTTAGAAGAAGAGGTTTTTGGAATTCCATACCATGTATTTAAAAATATTATTATTCTGTCAATTAATGATTTTAAATCTTTTTTAACTATGAACAATAGTGATAAAAGACAAATTATTGATAGGATGTTTGGGTTCTCTATTCTTAATGATATGCAAAAGCAAATCAAAGAAGAGCGCAAGCAAGTCAAAATGGATATTGACACTTATGAATCTGAACTTAGCCAGCTTTTAGAATCTATTAAATCAGTTCGCGGTAAACTAAATACACTCTTAGAAGAATCTAATACTGCTAATAAATCTAAGATCGAAGAATTAAAAGAGGGTTTATTATCATTAAAGAGTACTGTTGAAAAGTTAGATGTAGAAAGAAAGAGCCATGAGGGTGAGATGAATAAATTTAATTCACAATATAATGATAAACATTCTGATGCTAAAGATATTAAAAGAGAAATAGATTACTTAAAGAAAAAGTTAGCTCTATATGAAAGTGGTCACTGTCCAACATGTGAAACTAAACTGGATTCAGAATGGCATACAAATCAAAAGTGTGAGTTTGAAGAAAATATTAAAACTAACATGGATAGTATTAAATCATTTAAAGTTGAGATGGATGCTTTATCAGAAAAAGTAACTGATGCAAGAGAATCAAAACTAGAATTAGAGGGACAAATCAGAGAGCATAAGATTAATATGGGCCAATTAAAGGCAGAACTATTAAAACTTAAAAATACACCTGATGATAAAAACTTTGACCACTTAAAAACTTTAATTACAGAGTTTGAAGATAAAGAATCTACTAAATCAAATGAGAAGGATAATCTAAATGCTGATTATAATTTTATGGAAATTGTAGAACAAGTATTAGGTGAAGATGGAGTTAAGAATCTTGCAGTTAAAACTATTCTACCAGGACTTAATGCTAATATTGCTGCCATGGCCTCAACGATGCATTTACAATTCCATATTAGATTTGATGAAAAGTTTGACTGTATTATTAATCACTTAGGTGAAGATATTAATCCACTTACTCTTTCTACTGGTGAACGTAAGAAAGCAGATTTTATTATTATCATTGCAATTATTAAAATACTAAAGTTAAGATTTCCACAACTTAATCTTTTATTTTTAGATGAGCTCTTATCTTCAGTAGATCACGATGGCGTTTACAATATATTAAAGATATTAAATCAAGTTATCAAAGAAAACAAGATAAATACATTTGTAATTAATCATACGGTACTACCGCATGAGATTTTTGATAAGAAAATACAAATATATCGTGAGAATGGTTTCTCTAAATTCAGTATTGAAAATATAGAGTAATATGTTCTATGATATATATAAAAAACAAGGACTTCTAAAGAATGGCAAGTTATAATCTTAAATTTAATAAAGACGATAGTGTTGTAAGACATGTTGTTGTTGGCCTTCTAGCTGATCTAAATTCAAAACTAAGTTTTTGGAGACAGATTAACCAGGATGAAAGGGTAATAGTAGACGTCCCATTTTATTATGCAATTGCTGGCGATGAAAACTTTATGAGAGACAATTTTTTATTTAGCACATTAAATGGTGAAAATTGTGATCCGGATCCAATAAAGGCAGATGGTAACTATGATAGAGTACCAAGAGGTATTGTTAATCTAACTAGTATTGCAATAGATCCATCTAAGTTAGTTAATAAAAGAAACTTAGGTCAATATAATATGATTACACCAAATGGTGAATTTAAAGGTTTTGTGGCAGAGTTTGAAATGATTCCAGTTAATCTAGGTGTTGATATTGAAATTATACTATCTAGTCAATTAGATATGTTTAAGGTTACTGAGGCTATTATTAAAAAAATGTATAAGGCTAATTTCTATAATGTAGATGCTGGACACTTAGACGAGGGTACATATAGAATCTCTTCTGAGTATATGATGCCAGAAGATTATACACAAGAAAGACCTGTAGAATATGGATTTGATGACAAACAAAATCATAAAGTAACTTTTAGCTTAGAAATAAATTCATTTATACCTTCATTTGATTTTGAAGAAGATATTTATACTAAGTTTATTAGAAGGGACTATAGCGATAATAGTGCAATCACTTCTAATTATGGTGATCCAAATAAATATATTTCAGGTATAGTAATCCCTGACACAGACCCGGGATCTGGTGAAGAACCAACATCACCCGGAACTGGTAATTTATATTATGATGCTGATGGAAGTGTTTGGCAATGGGATGGCGAAGATACATGGGTTCAAACTGCAACAAATTATACACCAACTGAAGAAGATCTACCAGGATTATATGAAGAAAGCGTTAGTTTAATTAGAACTAGCAGAAGAAGACCTAATGATAATAGAATATTTACTATGGGTAATTCTAAGGTAAATAAACCGGGTACGACAGAGGATGATAAAACATTACTTGGCGATGATTATAACGTTACCGGTAGAGAACTTCCATTTAATGAATAAAAAACAAGATATATAAAAAAATAAAAAATCTTAATTAAGATGGCAAAACTAAATAAAAACATAATCTCACCAGTATTAAAACATAACCACGGTTTTGTTTTTCATGCGTCTGGGCAAGATTTTAAAATGACTGGAAATGTCGTAGAAGGTTTTAATAATACTTCTAATGAATTTAAAACACTAGTCAATGCATTAAACCTTTTTACTATTAATGAAAGTGGAATTGAGTTCTATTATGATTTTAATTCTAAATCTAAAGTTAGTAAAATAAATGAAAATGCAACTTCTAACTATGATATGTTGTTAGAATTAACTAATAAATTAGAGTTCTTAAATGAATCTAAATCAACACAAAGTAAAAGTGGTGCTAATAAGGCAGTAACTGAACTTAAAAAAGAAATAAAATTAGTAGAATCTAGTATACAAGAAATTAAAAGAGGTCCATTAGCAATACATTTTAAATATGATGCTAATGAGAATAAATTCTTTGCTAATGCTACTGAGATCCTTTCAGAAAATGTTACCGAGCATGTATTTGCTGCAGGCCAAATTAGATATGAAGATAAATCTCTTTTTGAAACTTTTAGTTTTGCAGGTAAAAACTTTGAAAGCTATAAAGTTTTAGAATTTATTACAGAGTCTATTGACAAGAATGTAAAAATGTTAACAATGAGAGCAGATAATAATATTTTTGTTTGCAGAATTAACGAGACTACACAAATTGTTAAGTTTCAAAAAATGTTAGCAGATGCTGCAATTGAATATGTTGCAGAAGAAACGGGTTCCGATATTACATTTATGGTTGAAGATATTCTTGAATCGTTTAAAGAGAGGCGAGCTGAAAAGAATGCTAAAATTCAAACAATGTTTGAGATGATTGCATTTTTAAAAGATCAAAAAGGAAGGCTAGATGAAGCAGATAGAAATATTCCAGAAATCAAAGCTGCAGATACTTTATTAAATTCTGAAATCGATAGAATCCAAGAAGAAATAAATAGTCTACAATCAGAATCTGTTTTAAATAGAAGTGATGGTTATGTTACAGCTACTATTAAATCTAAAACTGAAGGACTTAATCAAGATGCTGAAGTTAAGGTTGATGCACTAGAATATACATCAGCTGCAAAGGATGATATTTTAACAGTATTCGCTGGAGACGAACCAATGAGAATTGAAAAATTTAAAATAGTATTACCTGCTGAAGAAGTTGCATAAGCAGTATTTAAAATAATGGTTTAAAACCCACTTGGAAACAAGTGGGTTTTTTTGCATATAATAGTAAACAAACTAAAGATAACGTGCCTAGAAAAAAGAATTATTTAAATAACAAAGACCTTTATAATGAGATTGTAAAGTCTAAAGAGTTAGATAAACTAACTCCAACTGCAGAAAAAATGTTTATATTACTTGCAGAACGAACAATAAATAAATTGACTTATGTGAGTGGAGATGATCGTAATGATTGCCTTCAGTTTGCATTATTAGATCTATTAAAATACTGGAGAAATTTCAATCCTAAATACCCTAATGCATTTGCCTATTTTACAGAGATTGCAAAAAGAGGATATGCTAAAGGTTGGAATAAGATACACCCAGTAAAATATAAAAACACAATGTCTATTGATAGAGTTAATACATCTGGATCAGATAGCGACGGTGGAATGTTTAACATTTAAATGTCAATAAAAAATCTACAGCCTAGTCAAAATTCAGGATTTATACAAGGTTATTACAATCCAAAAAATCCAGAAAAGTATATTGGACCTACACCAATCATATATAGATCCTCGTGGGAACGCAAGTTTATGATAATGTGTGATAATAAAGATAATGTAGTAAAGTGGTCTAGTGAGCCTGTAGAGATTAAGTATATATGGTCATTTGATAAAAGAGAACATAAATACTATCCTGATTTTTATATGAAGACAAAAACTGAAGAAGGCTTTGAAGAATTTTTAGTAGAAATAAAACCAGAGGCGCAAATTAAAAAACCAAGCCCTCCTACTAAAAAATCACAAAAGGCACTTAAGTCATATAAGTTTTTGGCAGAGCAGTTTATAAAAAATCGTGATAAATATGTATATGCTAAAGCATGGGCAGAAAATAGAGGTTGGAGGTTTATAGTCTTAACAGAGAAGACATTAAAATAAATGGGTAAAATTAAAAACGACATAAAGGAGTTAATTAAAGAAAATCGCAGTAAGACGAAGGCTATGCTTAAGTCTAGATTGTGGTTTGAAAAAGCATCTATAGCAATGCGCGATAATTCTGTTGCATTTACTAGAGATCCATTTAAACCAGGTATGATCTATGTATTTAGATATGATAAACCTAAACATATTGCAACACTACCATGGTGGGATAAAAACCCAGTAGTGTTAGCATTAGATCCAACAGATGCTGGAAATGATTGTGGTATTAATTTAAACCTATTACCAGTTGATGTTAAAGAAGATTTATTAGATTTAATTTATGAAAGAATGAAAGGTTTAATTAAATCAGCTTCATCTGGTAATAAAATGTATAATGCAAAAACACAAGCTCCAATAAAATTAGATTATAAAGGAGCTAAAAAGTTTTTAGATGATTTTGGCCTAGGTTTTGCAATCAGACAATATATTCCAAACCTTAAACAAAATCAAAAAGTAGTCTCTTATGAAAACTGGGCTCAAATAGCAATGTGTGACTTTTTAGAGTTAGAAGGCATCACAGTTAACGAGCTTAGACAGCAGTTTAGTAACTACTTAAAGAATAAAGATATATAATTAGAATAGAATAATAAGATATTATGGCAGGATTCACAGAAAATAGAAACGGACCGTTAAGTACTAACAGCAGGCCTTTTAGCATTTCCAATGCTTTAAAGACTCTCTCGTCATTTGGTATGAGATACGATGACCTCGTTTTAAGACAGTCACAGGCTATTGGACCAATGGAAGCAGAAATAGGCTATGGCCAAATTAATCCGCTTGGTTTAGACAATGATGACATCTATGGAGCATTTGCAGCCATGTCAATGACCGACATTAATCTTAAAAAGAATATTCCGTTTTTTGATAATGAATATGCTAGCAAAAGAGATGAGCTTAGAAAGTTTTCACAAAATGATGAGGTTGAAGATATATTAGATATACTTTGTGATGAGACTATTGTATATGATGAAAAAAACTTCTTCTGTCAACCTGAAATTTTAGGTCTAGATATATCTGAGCAGGTTGAAAAAGACCTTAACAAATACTTTAGACAAATCTATCACTACTTTGGATTTAATACAGATCAATCAGCTTGGTACTATTATAGAAAATTCTTAGTAGATGGTTATCTTTCGTTTGAGATTATTTACTCACCAGATCAAAAAGAGATTATTGGATTTAAAGAATTAGATCCAACAACAATTATACCAGGTTATAATCATGATGATGGTAAGAAAGTTTGGGTACAATATAAAGACGATCCAGTTCGAGAAAGAAAACTTTATGACTCACAAGTAATTTATATTTCTTATTCTTCTATAACAACTGCAAGTAGAGTTAGTTATGTTGAGAGATTAGTAAGAGCATTTAACTTGTTAAGAATCATGGAACATACCAGAGTAATCTGGGCTGTAACAAATGCTTCATTCAGAATGAAGTTTATTATCCCGGTTGGTGGTAAATCTAAAACAAGAGCAAGACAATCACTTGCACAATTAATGAATTCATATAAAGAGACTGTTGACTTTGATTGGGAATCAGCTTCACTTTCAACTGATGGTAAGCCAATGCTACAATTTAGTAAAGAATATTGGTTACCAAGTAAAGAGGGAGAATCTCCAGAGATTGAAACTATTGGTGGTGAAGGTCCAGAATTAAATGACACTGAAGCACTTAAATATTTCTCAGATAAATTAAAACATGTTTCTAAAATTCCTTACTCAAGATTCTTATATGAAGATGGTGGTGGAGATTTTAACTTAGCAGCAGATGGTATGATTAGAGATGAGATTAAGTTTGGTAAGTTTATCAAGCGTTTAAGATCTACATTCCAAGAAATTCTTGTTAAGCCTCTATTTATACAAATGTGTCTTAAATATCCAGAGTTCACTAACGATCCTCAATTTAAAACTCAAGTAGCACTTAGATTTAATGAAGAGAATGTATTTGCTGAAATGAAGAACATGGAAATCATGGGAATGAGATTAGAGTTTATTGGTAATATGAGAGACTCTCTAATGACAACTAACCAAGAGACTATGGAAGAAGAATACTATTTCGATCAAGAGTATTTAGTTAAAAAGTACTTAAAACTTTCTGATGATGAGATTAGAGCTAATGAGGCTGCTAAATCTAAAAAGTCAAAAGAAGAGGCTGAAGAGCCAGAAGAGGAAGACGACGGAATGGGCTTTTAATATTAAATAATTGAAAAAGATATATAAAATATGAAAAATTTAAAAACATTTGAGGATTTTATCTCAACTAGAGTACAAGAAGACGCTTTAAAGGCCGGAGAAGAATCTGATCTTTATATTGATGACGTAAAACTGGATTCTGGTAAAAGCATTAAATCAGCAGAGATTCTAGGAAGTATTTTAGCTAAGTCTACTGAGAAAGAATTCAAGCAATATTTCTATGATGAGTATGGCGAAGGTGCATTTGCAGAGGGTGAAATTGACCAACTTGTAAAGATGTATAATGATTATAAAACGGAAGAAGCTGAGAAGGAAAAAGAGGAAGAAGGCGACGCTGAAGGAGAGGGAGAAGAGGACGACCCGCTAGCCGGGATATAATACCATGATATTTCGATAATAAATGATGATATATATTAAAAATAAGAAAAACACCAAATATGAAAAATAAGCATAATTTGCTGATTGTTGAGAAGTCAACATCTGCATTAACGGCGGTGGCTTCTGAAAACAAAGACTATGTTTTAGAAGGTGTTTTTGGTCAAATAGATCAAAAAAACAGAAACAATAGAATCTATACTGAGAGCGAATATGTTCCTCAGATTGAGGCTCTACAAGCTAAAATTCAGTCTTCTAAGCTTTTAGGAGAATTAGACCACCCGACACAATTTGATACATCTTTAAAGAATGTATCTCACGTTGTAGAAGAATTATTCTATGATAAAGAATCTAAAGAAGTAAGAGGTAAAATCAGATTATTAGATACAGATGCTGGTCGTCAGGCTAAAGCTCTTGTAGATGCTGGAGTACCTTTACAGATTTCTTCTAGAGCTGCAGGTGCGGTAGAATCTAATGGTAAGGTTAAAATTAAGCAATTATTTACTTATGATTTAGTTGCAGATCCTGGATTTGAAAATGCAGAGCTAACTAGAGTTAATGAATCATACGGTTATTCTAATGATGATAGTCTTTTTATTTATGAAATGCACAAAGACGCTCCAACTTTAGTTGAAAATATTGAAAATCAAAACACAAACATACAAATAAAAGAAAACAAAAACATGGCAGACTTTGTAAAGGCTGAAGATTTCAATAAGTACTCTGAGTACCTTGCAAATGAAATCAAGTCACTTAAAGAATCAATCGGAGAAAATGGTAAAACAGGATCAACCGATATTAACAACGTAAAGGCACATAATAATCATATTGTTGATAATGTTAATACATTAACAGAATATGTAGAAATGTTAGCCGAAAAATTAGATCAAAACATTCAGTACTCAGAGCATATTGCTGAAAAAACTGATCAAAACATTCAGTATTCAGAGCATGTTGCTGTTAAATTAGATGAAAGCATTTCTTATACTGAACACGTATCTGAAGCAGTTTCTAAAGTAAAAGATTTTGCTAACTATTTAGCAGAAGCACATAATGATGGCGTTGAATCTAAAGAAAACTTAGTTGCTTATGTTGAATACTTAAAAGAAAATTTACAGTCAGTTTCAGAATACACTGAATATATTGCTGAAGCTTTAAACGAGACAGTTGAAGAGGAAGAAGTAGAAGAAGAAGTTGAAATTAACGCTGAAGCTGAAGAAGCTAAAGAAGAAGAGGTAGAAGCAGCTGATAAAGTTGAAGGCGAAGAAGTTGCCAAAGAAGTTGCTGAAGAAGTTGCTGAAGAGGTTACTGAAGAAGAAGATCCGGCAAAGGGAAAAGACGAAGCTGAAGATAAAGAAGAAATCGAAAACATCGGTGATAATTCAGAAGAAGGTGATGTTGAAGGTGAAGAAAACGGAATTGAAGGTGAAGAAGTTGTAACTAAAGACGAAGAAGAACTAGAAGAAATTGGAGATAATGCACCAGAAGGTGATGTTGAAGAGGAAACTGGAGATTCTACTGAAGCTGAAGAACTTGAAGACGAAACAGAAACATCTGATTCTGAAATCGAAGATGAAACTAAAGAAGTTGAAGCTGGCGAAGGTGATGAAGAAGCTGAAGGCGAAGAAGGAGCATTAGATCCTTTAGAGGCTTACAAAAATGAAATCTCTTCTAAATTAGACGCTTTAGTTGAAACTGCAACTAAAAAAGAGAATGAGAATCCATCATTCTTTAAAGTTGTATCTTCTACAACAAGAGAAAAATATAATGAATTAACTGAATCTGCTAAGACTGATGTTAGAAATACTGTTTCTAAGAGAGGTTTCATGACAGAATCTGAAATAGTATCATTAATGAATAACGCACAACTAATTGTAGAAAGTGCAGGTCAACAACCTTTATTCATTAGCGCAATGCCAACAGAATATGCTGAAGCATGGGCAAACTTATCAGAAGCTAAGCAGAATCAAATTGTAGCACAATCTAAATACCATAGTTTAAATACTGAATATCAAGTTGCTAATTTCTGGCAAACTAGAGATTTAAGAGAAGCTCCGGTTAAAATGGAGAAAGTAGCAATGGTTAGTGAATCTAAAGAAGTTGAAGCTAAAGATGATACTCTATATGATGTATCAAATTATGCAGATGCATTCAAGAAAAGATTTAACAAATAATTTATAGATATATAATTAACAAACAAAACATCGACGATAAGGGTGACAGAAGCAGAAAGCCCAATAAATGTCGAATATAAACAACAAAAAAAACGATCATTAAAAATGGCAAATTTATTAAACGAAGCTGAGATCAGAAGTACATGGGCACCGATCATTTCGGAAGCTACAGGTATCAATGAATCTAGCAAATTAGCATGGATGTCGACTTACTGTCACAACCATAAACTTTATGAGGACGCGAACATCATGACGCTCTCAAACAACCCTGGTCCAATGAACTTGGCTGGTATGGGTGCTGTATCATTCCCTAGCGCAATCTCTAACGGAGCTGGTGCAAACGGTAACGGTGCAGGTGGTAACGGTTCTGGAGACAAAGCTCCAACACTTTTACCTTTAGCAATGCAAGTTGCTGCTCAAACTATCGGTTTAGACTTAGTACCAGTAATTCCAATGGCTGGCCCAATGGGATTATTATCTTACCTTGATTTCGTATACGAAGGTGGAACTCTTGAATTAGGTGGAACAGCTCCAACTTATGTTAAGGCTACAGGTGATTTAGAAGATATCGTTGCAGGTGCTGGAAACGGTGCACACGAATATGTTGGTGAATCTAGAATTGACGGAGACGCAATTTTCAAAGTAGGTACATTAGTAGCTGCTAACGTAAAGTTAGATTTAGTAGCTGCTGGTTACTCTAACGTTGCATTAGTTACTGCATTAGAAGATCACGTTCCTGGATTCTCAGGTGCTGGTGTATCTAATGGTAAAGCTAGTTACGAACCAATGACAAGAGAAGATGGTGAAAGAACTGCTGACAAAGTAATGGGTCTTTCTTTATTCTCTAAAAGTGTTGCTGCTGAAACTTTCCAAGTTGCTGCTGCAGTTACTAGAGAACAAGTACAAGATTTAAAACAATTCGGTGTAGATGCTGTTGCTCAAGTAGAAGCAGTTTTAACTAACGAATTAACTCAGTCTATTAACACTCACATTTTAGGTAAAATGAGAGCTATCGCTGAAGGTGGAATTACTGACTTCACATTAGATTACTCAGTAGGTGGAAACACTTACGGTGATGTAAACAGAAGAATCCTTACTCACATTCTTGCTGCTGCGAACTTAATCGCAAACAGAGGACGTAGAGGTGCTGGTAACTTCGCTGTAGTTGATGCAAAAGTTGCTTCAGCTTTACAAGCAGTTGCTGGTTTCGTACCAAACCCAATGGCTAACACATTTAACCAAGTTGCAGGAGCAATCTACCCAGTAGGTTCTGTTGCAGGTGTAAATGTTTACACTGATCCAAATCAACCATTTGATGGTGAAACTGTTTTAGCTGCAAATTCTGATTTTACTGCTGACACACTTGCTCACGAAGTATTAGTTGGTAGAAAAGGTGACGGTAACGGTGCTGGATTAGTATTCATGCCTTACTTAATGGCTGAATCAGTACAAGCAATTGCTGAAGGAACTATGGCTCCTAAAGTAGCTGTTAAATCTAGATACGCTCTAGTTGAGGCTGGATTCCATCCTGAAACTCAATACCAAAAATTCTTTGTTGGTGGCGTAGCACTTTAATCTTTAATTAGATGAAGTTATACTCTAACAATTAGAATATATTTTATAAGAAGGCCTTCCGTTTGGAAGGCCTTTTTTTATTTTGTAGAAAACAAAAAATTAAGGGGATATATAATCTAATAATACTTACATTAAACAAAAAAGTAAACAATATGAAACTACGTAAAAAATTAATGTTACTTGAGGATTTTGATGCTCAATCTAACGCTAAAGTAAATACTGAGGTCAAGGCTGAGGTTAAAACAGAAACTAAAACTGGAGAGGCTATTAGAACTGAAGTTATTGCTGATGTTGATGCTATCCTAACTAATCTAGAAACCCTATCAGCTCAAATGTCTGAAGGTAATGTTACACTAAACGAAAGTTTTGATGACCTAATAAAACAAATTATGTCTACTGCTATGTATGGTAGAGCAAAAAGCATGTTAGGTGAATTTGAGAAATTAGCAACAGACGCGGACCAAAATATTCTTGACGGCAGAATAGCTAGTAAGACTGAAGGGTTACTTAAAACTAAGCTCAAGCTGAAACTTGCGAAAGAAAAAGCCAAAGGTCCGCAAAAAGAAAAAATAACTAAGGAGATAGATAAATTAAGTGCTCAAGAAGATAAAATTACCGCATATAAAGAAAAGACAAAGGCAAAGGCTGACGATGTACTTACAGCATTCAATACTAAATACTCTAAAGTTGAGGGTCAAGTAATAGGTAAGTTAAAAGAACTTTTAGCTGCAGAGAAAGCTCAAGTTACTTCTGATGTAAAACAAGCAGGACTAAAGTCTAAAGCTGAACTGTTAATTAAAAAGGGGGAAAAGGAGAGAGCAATAGCGGCCAAAACTGAATTAGAAGAACTTGCAGCAGATAGAAAAGCTATTGATGACAAAATCGCGGCCGGTAAGGATGTATCTGCGGATGAAATAGCAGAACTAAAAGGTATGCAGCCATTTATGGCAGAAATTGAGGCATTTACTAAAGCTAGAACCGAGGTTAGCAAAGTAGAAGCGGAAATTACTTCTGCAGTTCCTCAGTATAATCTTGGAGAGAGTTTAGGAATTGATCAAACTCTTAGCTTTTTAATAGAAACTGAAATTTTAAACTTATTCACAAAAGCAAAGGGTGATGAAGATAAGGAAGAAGCTAAAAAGAACTTAGAAACTGCTAAAAAATTATCCGCTGCAGTTAAAAAAGCATCCGGAGAAGAATGGAAAGCTAAAAAAGCATTACATGATAAAGTTGCTGCTGCACCTAAGGTAACAACTAAATCATTAATTACACTAGCAGGTGGAGACGCTGATGCTGCACAAGAAGTAGATGGTGGTTATAAGCTTGGAGCATTAATACCTAAATGGGGTGGTGAAGAAGGATTTATTTCAGCAGAAGAATTTAGTCCAATTAAAAAGGCAATAGAAGTAGAAAATGGTGTTGACCAAGCTATTAAAGATCTTGAAAATACTCCTACCGGTGAGGCTAAATCTGTTGAAGATGTAGCTAAAGAAGCTATCGGCGAAGAAACCTATGGTACTCTTAAAAAGATTCCTGCGGGCACACAAGATGATAAACACCCAGAGAAAACTGATGCAGATGGTAACACAATACAGGGCAAAGACAAATGGATAGAAAAGCAAGGTCCATTTAGAGCTAAAAACGCTGAAGGAGAAGATGAAGGAGAAGAATTCTATTTTGGTAAAGAACAGTCTAATGAATCTTTAGAAGTAAATGAAAATCACCCTAACTTCGACGCATATCTTAAAAAGCAAAAAAAGGAATTAAAGAAAGCTAAAAAGGCTATCGAACAAGGTGAAACTGTTTACGCAGAAAACGTTAGATTTCCTGGAAGATTTAAAATCGTAGAACTTGGAGATATAAACTCAAAAGTAGACTACGAAGATGGTACAGGCCAAATGTACATGGATTCACTGAACATTGCTATTGATAAATTACAATTTGAATCAGTAGAAATCGAAGACGTAAACGAAGGTATTAGCCCTAAAATTAAGAAAGCTATAAAGGCTGTCGAAAAAGGCGAAACAGTTTATGGTGAAAACATTAGATTCCCTGGAAGATTTAAGATTTTATCTTTTAACAAAGCAGGTAATATGGCTACTGTAGACTATGAAGACGGTACAGACGCATTTGATATGGCTGCAATGAACATTGCTATTGATAAATTACAATTTGAATCAGTAGAAACTGAAGACGTAAACGAAGGTTTACACCCTAAATTAAAGAAAGCTATGAAAGCTGTTGAGAAAGGTGAAACAGTTTACGGTGAGAATGTTAGATTCCCTGGAAGATTTAAAATCATAGAAATGGGTGAACTATTTGCAACAGTGGACTACGAAGATGGTACAGACCCAATGGAAATGGCTTCAATGAATATCAGAATTGATTCTTTACAATTTGAATCAGTAGAAATCGAAGAAGGAAATGAATTCGGAGCTGCAAGAGCAGAAGCAATTGCAAAAGGTGAGAAAACATTTAAAGTAGGCGACGAAGAATATCCAGTAGAAGATGTTTCTAAGGAAGATGAAGAAAACGCTGAAGAATTTGTAGAAGAAGCAAAAGAAGAGTTACCTAAAACTATTAAGTTAGATGAAGGATTAACTATAGCACAAAAATTCTCAAAATTAATGTAAGATTAAAGAGAGCGTTTAGCGTTCTTTTTAGCAAGTTTAAGAAACTCCTCTCGTTCTTCGAGTAGGAGTTTTTTACATTTATGGCGAAACTCAACAGAAGATTTAAGTATTCTACTATCAATCATTGGAGCCTCTAAAACATCATAGTATTCCGGGTGTAAAAAGTTCTTAGGATCAAAGTTCATAAACTTAGCTCTTATTGGTTTTAAACTAATTGCACAAACCCAATCTACTTCGTTATAATTTTGATGTAATTGTACCTTAGATACTGGTGTAAGGCTTTCCCAATCAAAATAAGTTTTTAACATGCTACTGTTTTTAACAGCAGGCCTCTGCATTCGTAGAACACAATGTACGAAACGATCGTCCTGAGACCATTCTTTTATATGGCGATGTTCTACTAGGAATTTTCTATATAACTTCATCAGCGGCTTAAGAATGATTCCATAGCGGTTTTTTGGATAAGATCCACTGGTGCGTTTAATTTCTATATTAAAATATGATTTTGCCATATAGTATTTATTCGTGAAACTTTAGATGACTATTCCATATAATCTACAAAATAAGTAGTATATGCAATCAATAAATCAACTCTTTACAGAGAAATATCGTCCAAAGAATTTAGAAGAACTAATTCTTCCTGGGCGTGTTATGAATAAGTTCAATGATGGACTAGTACAAAATATGTTATTTGCAGGTTCGCCAGGTACTGGTAAGACTTCTTGTGCAAAAGCCATAGTAAATCAATTTGAATTACCTTATCTTTATATTAACGCGTCCACAGACACGTCAGTTGATGTAATTAGAACTAAGATTATAGACTTCTGTTCTACAGTTTCAATCATTGATAAAGCTGGTATGTTTAAGGTGGTTATTCTTGATGAGGTAGATGGTGTATCAGATCAGTTCTTTAAAGCACTTCGTGCTACTATGGAGCAATTTGCATCTAATTCTAGATTTATTGCAACCTGTAATTATATTAATAAATTACCAGATCCAATACTTAGTAGATTTGAAGTTATTAATTTTGACTTTGATAAAGACGAAGAGACTGAGCTAACTAAGAAATATATTAAAAGAGTTTATGAGATCTGTGGTAAAGAAGGTATGACAATTGAGAAACCAGCTTTGGTAGAATTTGTACGTAGAAACTTTCCAGACTTAAGAAGTACTCTTAATAAATTACAGGGTTATAAAACTCAGGGCAATACTAATATTACAGTAGAAGATGTTAAGAAATTTAACTCTGTCTATAAAGATGTATTTGAATTAGTATTTAACGAAACAGACCCAGCAAAAAATTATCAATTACTAGTAAGTAATTATGCAAATAAAGTAGATGATATCTTACAAACATTAGGCGAAGAGTTTGTAGAATATATACAACAGGAGAAATCTGCTTATATTAAATTTATACCACAGATTATTGTTACTGTAGCAAAACATCAAGCTCAGAGAGTACACGTAATCGATCCGGTAATAACAATGTTAAGTTGTGTATATGAGATACAAAGTATTATTAACTCCTAAAGTTTTTGCAAAATAATTGCCTCTAGATTTTTTTATGTCAATTATTTTGTTTATATTAGTACTGTAACATAAAGGCAGAGCCTTTCTTAATAAGAATAAAAATGAAAGTGGGAAAACACACATTATTAATCGACGGAAACTATTTTGTTTTTAGCAGATTATTTGTTTTACCAAAACCTAAAACAGGCAAGCTGTTGGGTGATGATAAACAAAAGAAACAATTTATGCGCAAGCTATCAATTGACTTTGCATCAGAGATGCGTAAGCTTGGTGGTTTTGTAGATGACGTAGTTCTTACAGTAGATTCAAAGTCTTGGCGTAAGGACTTATATCCGGATGCCGGCTATAAAGGCACTCGTAAACCAAATAGTAATGTTGAATGGTCAGCAGTATATGAAGTCTATGAAGCATGGCAAGAAATACTTGCAACTAAAGGTGTAGTTGTACACCAAATACAAGGTGCAGAAGCGGATGATGTTCTATTCGGTTGGTCAACTATGCTAAATAATCGTGGTAAATCTTGTCTAGTTTGGACAGGTGATAGAGACCTTATCCAATTAGTAAACTATTCAAAAGCTAATGACGCTCATACGATTTGGTATTACAATACTAAAAAGTCATTATATGCTTATGAAGGTTTTATGCAAGATATGATAGAATCGGCAGCTGCAGATATGTCAGAAGATGATATGCTATTTAATATGGGCGGTCAACACATGATGCGAGATCGTTATCAAAAACAAATACTAGACTGGACTATTGCTAATAAGATAGAAACTACAGAAGTTGATTGTGAAAAGTTTATCTTTATTAAGATTCTTACAGGTGACAAATCCGATAATATTCCTTCTGTTGTTACATGGCAAAAAGAAATGAAAGGCGGTAAATTGCGTAGCTATTCAATTACAGATAAGCTTGCAACTAAAATATATGAGCAGTTTATTAAAGAGGGTGAAACCTTTAAGATTGACTACTTGTTTTCAGAAGAACAAAAAGACAGATTAGTTGATATAATATACCGAGTTATTGGTCGTACTTCTACAAACCTTATTAAAAACAACCTTACTAATAATATTGCACTAATGTTATTACATAATAGAACTATACCAGATTCAATTCAACGTGCAATCTATAGTGCTATAGAAAAAGATTGGGAAGGTGCCTTAGATAGCATTGAAGTTGTACAGGACATGGAAAAAATACTAGAAGGTACTGGTTGGCTAGAAGGTAAATCAAGTTATGCTCCAGATCCGTTTGCTGGCATGGATATTCCAAAAGAAGAAAAGGTTAAGCCTATGAAATTAGTAGGTAAGAAAACTAAGAACATAAAGAAAGATCCAACTAAAAAGTTGTTCTAATATGACACTAACTGATTATATTCAAATAGAAGAAATATTAGCAGAAGCAAATGCACATAATCTAAAACCAGAAGTTATAGATCTTGCAAACAAAATTGAAGCTCTTCATAATTTTTCAAAAGTAGATGCATATCAACATGCATTTAACACTTTAATAGGGTAAACTTTACTCTTTAAGAACATATAAGTAATATGCTAGATGATACTAAGTTATTTGACTTTGTAAAAATAATGTTTACAAAGCGTTCTCAATTCGAGAATATAAAAAACCATACAAAGAAGCGACATCACTTTATGATTAACCGCTTCTTTGCTATTAAATATCCTACTAATTCAAATCTATTTAATCTAAATGGAATTAGTGGTGCAAATGTTGTTGAGAGCTGGGGTCTGGTTGCTCAGCGTTTTAAATCAGTCCCAGGTTGGTGGTATACTAAGACTAAAAAGTCTGCCGCCGCCAAAAAGGCGGATAAATATATTCCAAGTGAAAAGGCAGTAGATCTATTTTTAAAAAAGAATGAAATAGGCATGCGAGAATTTAATGAATTAAAAACATTTGCAAAAGAAGATTTATATGCTGATTTGCAAAAAATCGAGACCCAAATAGATGTATACTCAAGAAACTGATAGATTTACAGAAGTAGTAGATATTACACTTTATAAATATAATTCTGTAGACTTAAAAATATGGGGTTTGGTAAAAAGAAACTCAGGACATAAGATCCTTTCTGAAGATTCAATACTTGTTAGAGCAGATTCTTTAAAGACTATTATAAATAGTAGGTTTACTTATGATTTAAATAAAATAGCAGCACTTGGTGAAGGTACAATACACAAAGAGGCAACCTCAGTCTATTTTATAAATCATATTTTTAAAACAATGTCTAATTTAAGTTGGGTTAAGATAACTCTTAATAAAAACGCTAACTATAATAGACTTACAGAAATTGATGAAATTAAAACAATTAAATTTAGCATTAAAACATTAAGAGGTACAATAAAACTTTTTAATGTTTTTAGAGAGAGTGAACTAGATAGTGTTAATAGACTTTTAATCCATGGCGGAATTCTAAAAGATGGTGAGTACTTTAAAGTTTTTAGATTACATAACTTATTACAATCTTTAGATTTATACATATCTGAGCATAATTCAACAGATGTTATGTCCTTATTAAATCCTATTATTTTAAAATTAGAAGCATTCGAGCCAGATAATCCTGAGGTGCTTTTAATCACTGATATTAAATCGGATATATAAACAAAACATAGGCGTTATGCCAGTATATTAAATGGTAACTAATTACACAGCAAATCAAATAGGAGATGTTTTCTACAGTACAATGATAGAACCATATACCAGTGTTAAAAAAATACTCGGTTGGGATATTATTGCTGGTGTAACTACTCCAAATACTTATGGCAAACTTAATTTTATTGATGCAATCCCAACAGTAACTTATACTGGAGTTCCGCAATTGCCATTAACTGCTGGTCAGGAATTTATCGTAGGTAATGTTAAATATCAAGTACATGAAATAATTGATGCTACTACATTTACATTAACCGAAGCGCCAGTCTTTACAGCATCTGGCCTTTCGTTTTATTTATTACCAGATAGTAATAATCAATTTAGCTATGAATATAGTTGGTCTCAAGAACCAGAGGGTAGTTCTGGTGGGCAGATGAGTGAATTCTTACCATTAGGCCCAAGTTTATTAGCACTTGAATTTGATCCTAATAAACCACTTTGGATCAGATTAAAATTAAGTGTTACTGCATTGGGTGATGCAAATACAATAAGCTTACTTTCAAATTCATTTACACTTGAAACTGATGCTGGTACAATAGTGGTATGTCCTGATTTTTGTGGAGACTGTACAGATTCAATTGCAATGGATGGTTGTGCAAATATTATAGTGGATTGTGATGATAATCTTTATGACCCTTATAATTTAAAACAACCAACTAAAACATACGAACAACTTACAGAATTATCAACAGACATTTGGGGACACACTGTAAAATACTTTAGAGTAGAACCTGATAAGAGAAGTAAAGATGTGATTCTTATGGAATATTCTCTTTATAATGTTGTTGAGCAAGGTGAACTTAAGATAATGGTTCCAGATAATGAAATGCCAACTGCGCAATTTAGTTATGATATTTTTGGAATGGGATTTGAAGATTTTGAAATTCATTTAACTAAAGGACAGTTTAAAAATGCATTTGGTATTGGACCAAGTCCTAGAATGAGAGATTATTTATATTTTCCTCTTGTAAATAGAATGTATGAGGTAAATGCAGTTCAATATGCAGATGAGTTTAATGAACACATGACATATTGGAAACTCTTTTTGAAAAAGTTCGAAGAGCGTACGTCAAATATTATTACAGATACTACAGTTGAACAAGAATTAGAAGATTTAACAGTTGGTGTTGATGAAATATTTGGTGAAGAAATTAAAGATGAATATGCACAGACTACTAAGCCAACTCAATATCAAACTACATTTACAGAAGTTGGTGATGGTACAAGGTTTAGAATTAACACTGGACTGAAAATTATCGATGGAGAGATTAGAAATAGATGGACTTTAGTATCTAAAAATCACTATGATCTTAGATCTACTCAAGATTCAAATGTAGAACTTCTAGTCTATAATAAAAAATCACAACTTGGCGTTAAAGATAATTTAGCATTTACAGCCTGGATTAGACCTAAGTTTGTAGGAAATACACATCAGATTATATTTGATGGATATCAAAATAATAAAGGTTTAGAAATAAGTATTAATGCAGAAGAAACAATTATTAAAATTAACAATGATTTACATACGATAGCACATGAAGTTGCACTAGATAATAAAACATGGTATGGTTTTGTATTTAATTTAAACAATGGAATAAAAACATTTACAGTATCTACATATAAATTAGATCCTATGAGTAATTGGCAAAATTCAAGTACTATGAATAAAACATTTGAAAGAATTAATCATACTGCCAAGAATTTTTCAAGTCCTTATGGATGGATGTTAGAAAAGAAATATCAATTAATGCCAGCGGATCTAGACATTACCAATATTAGATTATTTAAAAAGATAATTGGTACTGAACAGCACATGAATATTTTACAACAATATATTGTTAGAGATAATCAACTTGCACATATTATAGATAACGCTATCCCTTCAATTAACTTAAGAAGATACGACCAAAGCAGGTAAATAATATCTAAATTTTACCGTAGCATTTCTAGATATATAGATTATAATATAATAATATGAGCGAAAAGAAACCAAGTATTTCAGAACAGGCTGATAAAATTAGAGAAGAGCTTGACTTTTTAATAGGAGATGAAGAAAGTCTAGATGTTGAAAGTGATCCAAATGATTTGCCAATATCAGAGCCTTCTAAAGATTTAGTACCGCAGGTTAATTATACAGAATTAAAATCTAGTGCAACTAAGAAAGCACAAAAGACTATAACTAGCCTTATGAAATTCTACCTTGATGCAGATATCATTGAGAAAGATGAATATATTGCTGCTAAGAAAAAGATGGATGAGATGACAATGTCTTCTTTAATTTATCAATTACAAGCAGGTGAAAGAGCCTTAACTACTCTACTAGAAACAATTGACTCTGGAGAATTAGCACCAAGAATGTTTGAGGTGTTAGCAACTTTACAGAAATCAATGTTAGATATTATTAAATCACAGACAATGTATTTAATGGCAGCTGAGGAATCTACAAAGCGTATTGCTAGAGATATTGAGATCTACAAGAAGAGAGATGATACTCGAGAAATAGAAGCAGCGGGCGGAGACTCAAATGATAAAAATATACAAAGAGGTACAAAAGATTTAATGGCTGCAATACAAGCAGGTATTAAAACATCGGATATAGAAGATATCGAAGAAGATAAAGAATAATGAGCGATTACGTAGGCGATAATAAATGGATTCCAAAGGGAGAGTCTGATGCAATGTCAGAAAGAATTGTTTGGTCAACTAAGCAGATCAATGATTTATTGGTTGCCATGGATCAGGGTTATCGTCCTAAGATTAAGTTACCTTTTTATGAAGGTAGACAATTTTTACGTAAAGGTAATATTGTATTTGAATATACAGATGAAGAGATTACAGAGCTTGCAAGATGTGCAACCGATATCGTTTACTTTGCAGAGAAGTATGCAGTAGTAATGACAGATGAAGGTATTCAACAAGTAAAACTTAGAGATTATCAAAAGACTATGTTGAGAAACTTTCAAAATGAAAGATTTAATATTGTACTTGCTTCTCGTCAAATGGGTAAAACCGTAACAGCCTCTATATTTAATGCATGGTACTTAACATTTAATACTGATAAGAACACTCTACTACTTGCTAATAAATCAGATTCTACAAAAGAAATTATTGATAAGGCTAAAACTGTAGTTGAGAATCTACCATACTTTATGAAACCTGGTATTATTAAGTATGATGTAATGAATGTAAGATGTGATAATGGCTGTCGACTAATAGGTCAATCAACTACGGCAAAATCAGGTATTGGATTTACAATCCATAACTTATACTTAGATGAGTTTGCTCACATTCACCCTTCAATTGCAGAAAGTTTTTATGAAAATGTTTATCCAACTCTTTCAGCATCTAATGTTTCTAGAATTACAATTACATCCACTCCAAATGGGTTTAACAAATTTTATCAAATATATGCAGGTGCAGAACGAGGTGATAATGTTTATAATGCACAACGTATTGATTGGTGGGAACATCCAGATCGAGATGATGCTTGGTATGAAAGAGAATTAGGAAACTTAGGCTCTATTGAAGCCTTTAATAAACAATACGGAAACGAATTTGTAAGTTCTTCTAATCTTTTATTAGATCCTATTTCTATTAAAAAAATGCGAAAGCGTGCAAAGAAGTATATACATCATGAATTTGATGAGTTTGATTATATTTCAATTGATGTAAAGGGTTTCTTAGAATGGGATGCTAATTTTGATATTGATGAATGTAGAAATCCAGAAAAATTCTGGTTATTTTCTGTAGATATTGCAGAAGGTAATGGTGGTGATGCTTCGGTAATTAATATTTTTGAATTACAGCCAATGAATATGAAAGAGCTAGAGGCGGTTAATAACGCCGGAGCAATGTATGACTTCTTTAAATTTAAGCAAGTTGCTAGATTTAGAAGTAATGAACATGTCATTGAAGATTTTGCAAAAGTTCTTTATACATTATCTGTAGATATATTTTATAATGAGAACGTTAAAATGATTGTGGAATATAATACATACGGTACTGTTCTTTTTCAATATTTAAAAACAGTGTTTCCACAGAAGAATGATTTTGATGATGAGATGATTGTAAGATTTAAACATAGGCATGATGCAAGGACTTTAAAACCAGGTATTAAACTTAAATCTGATAATAAAGCAATATTTTGTCAGAATTTCTCTAAATTGTATGGAGATAATAGGATAGATATAACAGATGAAGAAACAGTAATCGAAGCGAGTCTATTTGGTACATTAAGAAATGGAAGTTATGGGGCTCAAATGGGACATGATGATGTTATAATGACTGCGATTACTGCAACTGAATTTTTTAATACAACTGACTATGCAGATTTTGTAGAAGAGGCCCTAGATTTTATAGATTTAGAGATACATAATAAAATGGAAAGTATATTATTTAAAGATAATGATAGCGAAGGAGATCTACAATATGATATTTATGACCTACTTAAATAAATTACAAGAATAAACCGGATATATAATAAAAGTAAAAAAAATAAATTAGAACAACTATGGCATTAAGTCCTCAATTACAACAGTTCAAGAGCTCAGGCGTATATCGCTTAGAGTTTGACAAATCACAGACGGTTAATATCCCTGCTGAAACTATTAGATTAGTTGTAGGTAGATCTAAAAAAGGTCCTTACAACACTCCAGTATTCATTGAAGATACTGAGCAATTCGTACAAGTTTTCGGTGGTATTGACAAGTCTTTAGAAAAAGATGGAATGTTTTTCCACAGATCAGCATTAGAAACTCTATCAAGAGGTCCTATTTTAGCACTTAACTTAACTACAGCAGATGCAAAAGAAGCACTTTTAGCAGATTCTGATCAAGTAAGTATGGTGTCTTTAATTACTGATGGTGGCGAACAAGGAATCAACGCATCTTTTTTAACAACAAAATATGCAGATGTATTTGATACAGATAAGTTCTGGACTCCGTCTGACGCGAAAGTGTTAGCAGCAGCTAGTAATACTGAATCAAATTCAAATAAAGCTATTACGTTTACAAACATTAAACAAGATCCAATTACGATTATTGTAAAACAAGCTGCAAATGTTGCAGGCTTTGAAGTTACAGCAAGAGAGTGGTATGGTGAAGGAAATATTCCAGAAGGAATCGACGCATTAGAATATGTTTCTGATTACATGGTAGATGTTTTAGTTTATAAAGGTAATTTTGATGCACCTACATTAAATAACGACCCAGTTTACGGGCAGTATTTTGATACTAAAGGTTTAATAAAATCTCAATTAGGAGCATTTACAAACTTAAGAGAAGTAAGTTTAATTTCACAATATAGTGGATCTTTAATTCCAGAATTTATGGATAATGAAGGAAGACAATTATATATTGAAACTTTAATTAATCTAGAAGCAAGAAGAACAGGTTTATTCTGTGCAGTTAATGAAGATGCTTTAGAAAATATTGATCTTATTGGTGAAGGTTTTGATCTTTATCAAGATTATCAATTATTATCACACAATATCGCACAGGGAGTTTCTGTAGATGACCTTGCACTTAATAAAACAGTGGAAATTGATGGTAATGATTTATATGTTAGAAATACATTAATTGGTGATTTACCAACAGATCTTGAAGTTGGTAGCTTTTTATTATCAACAATCGCTGGATTAAATAATGAATATTCTCAAGTTATATCTATATCAGATGACGGGACTGATTCAAAAATTACAGTTAGTGGTGCGTTTGGAATCAATGAAATTGATGGAACATACGAATCATTTACTACAGTTGGAAATCCACCTACATTCGCTGATGCAACTACAGGTGTAGCTTATAACGCAAATATTACTGTTGGCCTTGATGGTAAACTAGTAATCGATGCGCCAATTGCTGATGTGATTTTCGGTGATTTAGCAGCAGGTGCTTTCTTAAAGAGCGCATCAACTGGTGAAAAGGTAAAATTTATTAATGCAGTTGAAGTTAGTGGACAAACTGTATTAAATTGTGAAGACGCAGTTTCTAGTGAATAC